ATTGTTTCAATTGCCGCACCTAACTTTGATTTTACTTGTACTATGTAATTATCGAAACTTTTCACTCTACCAAATTCCCCAAACATTTTGATAGTTCTTGTTGCCACATCTGAGGTATTCACTGTGTATTCATTTACACTTCTGTAATTTGGTGAGAAGACCAATGAATGTATTTGTGGTCCAAAACTTGTTAAAATAGTGTTGTATGTTTCTACTTGTTGTTGGAAATATGAATTTACATTTTCACCTAAACTACTTATAATCTCTCCGTAAGATAGTGACTCACCCTCACCACCGATATAAACACCTTCCGTTATCTCATTTTCTTCCAAGTTTTCCGCGTCAGGTGCACTTGAATTAGTACCCGCCTTCTGTAAACTTTCTAAGAATTCTTTAGTGAATTCCTCAGCATTTTGTCCACCTATCGTAGTGTTTGTACTTATTGATCTTGGGTCGAACATTTCTGTATTTGCAAAGAAATTAGACGATAAAGCGTTTTGTAGTCTTTCCACAGGTTTTTCTAAACCTTGACCACCAATGAAGTTTACTTGTAAAGTAACATTCGCAATCATTGGTTGTATTCCTATACCTTCAGGATTTAAATCCCACACACCTTCGTCATAATTTATATTAACATCTCTAATTGCAATTTTAGAATGATAGAAGTCACCAATTCTAACCACACAAATAGGTGGTGGTCCAAAACTTGTATTTCTCGCATTTACATCACTAAAATCAGCAACACCTTTTAAAGGTATTGTATCACCAGGTCTCACACACTGAAGTAAGAATGTTAATCTTGAATTAAGTCCTTCGGGTGTTGTGGAGTGAAATGCGGGGTGGAAATACTTTAGTTTCTCACTTAAACTCTTAAATGTTACAGGAGAATCCTCCTCCATCGCTTTGAAGTAATAACACTCTGACAATGTTTTGAGTATTATTTTCTTCATTTCATCTAACGGTGGTTTTTGAACCTTTGGTGGTTCAATTGTACCATCAGGTGTTAATTTGGATTTTGGTGCATCAGGTACGAATTCAGGTACCTTATCGATTGGGGTTGTTTCTATTTCTACACGACCGTGTCTACAGTAAAAGGTTACAGGTGCTGTTCTTTTCAATGCGTTATTTGAAAGTATTTCATCTGCGTGACAATCTACGTTTACATCACCACCACCAAATAATGTTGTGGTTGCTTCCAAACTTTCACCAAAACCTCTATATACAATACCTAATTCACCTTCAATTTCTTCATATCCCAAATCTTTAAATTTGAATACTTGGTCTCCACCAGCATCAGTTGTTCCATCAGGTGGGGTTGTATTGGTGAAAGATATCGAGGTAGCACTACTTTGTAGATTTTGTACAACATCTTTGAATATACTATGTGCTCTCCTCAATGATAGTTTAACATTGTAATCATCACCCGCAATTGAGGATGTCTGAGTCATTATTTTTACAATAACCTTTTTTACTTCACCTTTTGATATTCTTTCTTTTAATTGGGATAGATGTGATTCATAGGAATCGAACTGTGTTTTTGCAACGTTAAATGCAGTCTCAATTTTCCCCTTAATTAAATTTATTTCATCTGTAGTTCCAGTAACATCAGAGTTTCCAAATATTACTTCCTTATCGTTCTTTTTTGCTGCGGTTAGAGTCCCACTAAATAAACTATTTAACCCATTTTCTAAATCTTTCATATAGGTTTGGTCAGATGGGTTAATCGTAGTCCCCGAATTTGAGATGTATGCACTAAATTCTTCACTGAATGTTGTGTTTGATCTTACTACTTCCGAACTACTTTTTGGTTTGGGTTGGTCATTTCTAAAATATAAACTGAATGCTTGTGTTTCTACCTCTTGTTCTACAGGACTTAAATCAGGGACCTCTTCGTCAATATCTTCAGTAACCACTTTATATTTTTGAATCGATGTAGTGTCACTACCCGCTTCTAAGTATTTTTTGATATTGTCAATATCCTCTTTATTTAATGTCGCATATGTTCTAATTAAAGAATAGAAGTCAACTTCCTCACATCCCGCAAAAAATGCGTTTATGTAATTGTCTGCCTCTTCATCACTCATCCCTTTAAAAACCTTGGTAACCAATAAGTTAAGTATACTTGGGTGGTCGACCACAACTTTAAATGAGATTTGACCTGATCTTTCTGTTTGTTGATATGTGTAAATTGGTTCGGGTCTTCCTAAAAACGAATTTGTTTCCCATCTAGCATTGTTTTGTTCTGATACTTTGATATCATACGGTGGGAACCACATTACTCTACCACCATTCGGTCCTCGTTCACAATATGGTAAATCACTATAAGTGTATCCAGGTAGTGATGATGTTTTCCATGCTAAGTTTTCAATAGAAAACATATACTTTTTTGCCACATACCCTTCACCATTTTTAACGATATTGGTAGAACCCTCAAACGAACCTTCACCGTTTGACATCGGTGCCATGTTTAAATTCCATGGAGTCGTCATAACACTTGAATCAAATTTCCTGATATTACCAGTCCTCTTCATCGTGTCAGACATATTCATATAAGGATCGTCCTTTGTCCATACCCTACAATATTCTACACCACTTTCTTGTCCATACTTATCTACATATTTTATTGCAGATCCTCTTGATAACATTACGTTACCCTCTCTAAAAACTCGACTTGTTTGGTCTATTGCATTTGCAACATGTGATCTTGCTGCACCACCATCTGATGGCATTGTTTCTAATAATTCTTGTGTTTTACCTAAAATAGAATCACTTCTAAAACCGTATTGTGTTGAAAGACTTTCTTCTAATTGTGATCTTTCAACATTGTATTCGGTATTTCCTTCACCTAATTTGTTTTGTGACTTTGAACTATACCAAGTTAACTTCCCACTTATAGGTCCTCCTTGAGTGATTGGTGTTTGTCTTTCGAACAATTCAGTCTGTACGGGATCAAACATTAAACTTAGATAGTAACTACTCCTAACAATATTATCGTTAAAGTCTCCCATCGCGTATTTAACATCTTCCCCTCTATCATCACCAATGTATGCCCCTTGATTTGGTGCACCAACACCAAGAACATCATTTATCGCATCACCAATCTGATTTACAAAATTGAAAAGTTTTGAGGATTGTTGTGATCTTGCCGTTTTAGAGTAATCAGGTGCATATTTTGAAAACCTTAGGTTATCAAATAGAATATCTTTTTGACCCGTACCCATATATTCAATCATTAGGTCAGATGGTTTTCTACTTAGTTTAGGTCTTCTTTGTATACCAATTAGAGAACCTAACACACCTGTTACATCTTGAATAATAGCACCTAATCCTGTCTGTGCCTCAGGTCGATTGTTAATTGGGTTTCTTGGATTTGTTAGATAGTCGCCAGGTATTTCACTCCAAGGGAATTCTACACCCGCCACTGTTTGTAGGAAATCTATTGCCTTACCGGGTAATGTTTTTGCTACCGTGATTTTATAATTTTTTTCTACTAAACCTTCTCTCCCTGTTACTATGTTAACCGCCGTCGCTAAATTACCTTCTAAAGCGTCGATCAGTCTTACCCTACCGTATGTTGCGGCAACTAAATTTTGGGTAATTCTCGCCAAAACAGGTCCTTGTTGATTTTCTCTAATGTGTTTAGCTGCGAATTTCATCATATTTGACTCTTGATCATAATTTTCAGTAGTCATAATACTTATGAAATTATTGTATGAACCTTGATTAAAGTATGGGTACAACCCTAAATCTTCCAACCTTGTTAGATTTCTTAGATTTTCTACGGTTTCGAATGAATCAGGAGTTAATGTGTTTAAATTGTCAGGTACCGCCAAATAGGTTTGTAGATTGGTATCAACCTCACCAGGATCTACATTTGCTTGATCTCTTAGGTTTTCTACAGAGTATGCCGAACTAGTGAATGTTTGTGGACCATTCGGTTGTTGTAGTGTTCTTGCAAGAATACTATTTCTAAACTGACTTGTTGAATCGAAATCTAAGTAACTCGGCATATTATTATTTTATATTATAAATAGATTTAATATAGAAACCATATTAATTTGTTGTCAAATAATCATCCTTTGTAGCGTTTACCGCACCTAAACCTTGTTGTCTATATAATTCACTATTAATTGTTAGTTCTTTTTGTATACCACTCATCATTTGATCTGAAGAATGGTGTACCGTTTGAACTAATTTAACTGTACGTGTATTATTCTCTTTAAAGTTTTCCTGTTGTTTTCTCTCAGCTTCTTTTATATCGTCAAGTATACCTAGTTGACTTTGAATATCTTGTACTCTTGCGGCGTCTCTTGTACCAAAAGATTTGACTAAATCATCTACGTTCATTTTTAGTATATCACTAAACTCTACGCCCGCCTCTTTAAAACTCATACCCGCGAATGTCTGCATTAATTCATCTCCAACACCCGCAGCTCTAAGTCTACCTAAAGTGGCTAAATAATTTACGTCTCTGGCAACATTCTCAACTAATGTGACCTGATGTCTCACTAAGTCTTCCTGACTTAATTCTTTAAATTGGTCTCTATATTCTAATAGTTGTTTTACACCCTCAGATGATAGGTCTTCTAATGCTACTGATGCACCACCGAACGCACTTTGTAATTCAGGTGTCATTAACTCAATCTGCATTTTTCCTTCCTTCATTCTTGAGATATTCGCCAAGAATGCTTTATCATCTTCATCAATCCCTAATCCAGAGACTGCCATATCGACTTGTCCTCTTTCTTGTAGTGCAATTGCTGTTTTGTTAATATTCTCTAAATCGATACCTAATGCTTTAGCGATATCTCTTGCTTGTCTAAGGTTCGCACCCGTTACTTCAAAACCACCTGTTTCTTCATTATACGTCGCTAAGTTAGATGCAACGCCCTCAAGTGCCCCTTGTAGTCCCTCAACTTCGTTGGTTGCCATATACATTAATCTAATAGGATCATTAAAGTCACCAAACGCAGCACCTAAGACCTGTAAGTTAGCCGATAGTTCTAACGCACCTTCAGGGTCAAACACTTTGTCCGCCACATTAAACACGTCTGAAAGTTCCATTCTTACTTCCGTAGCCCTACGAACCATTTTTTCTAAACCTTCAATACCATTTTGAAATCCAAACTTGTTTAGTTCTCCAATATTTTCAATCATACCTTGTATGGTCTGTCGTGATTGGATACCAACCTCCAAAGATCTTTTTCCCGCCTCACCCATGGCTTCCTGAGCATCGGCCGCTCCTATACCGACATTTTCGAAGTCACTATAAGCACCAATTACGTCTTCCATACTCATACCGTAAGCTGCGGCTATCTGTCCCGCTTCTTTTAACATTTCGGTACCGACCAATGCAAATCTTCCTGTATCTTCTATAAGTGTTTCGATTGACTTGGTCATGTCTTGGAACGGTATACCCATTCTCACCAAATCAGGTTGTGCTTCAGTAACAGCGGTTCTAAAATCCTGTGATAATTTACCCGCTAAGTTTAATTCTTTGTTTACTAATGTTAAAAGGTACGATTGTTCCCTTACATAATCACCCATACCACCCAAAACAGTTTGGACCAATCCATCCGCTATCGCAATTGGTCCTTTAGCTGTGGATTGAGATATGTTGTTTAAGAGACTTGAAAGATAATCTGTATTGTCGGGGATGGTACTTTGAGCCTTACCCGCTTCAAACATAGATAATAGGGTCTTTGATAAATCGAAATCCCCTTTTGGTGGTGGGTTCTTATCATCTCCCGTATTAGTAGATGTGTTTGAAACCTCATTTCTTAACTTTTCTATGGTATTATTAAGATCGCGTCTCAATTCAGGATCCGACGTTTTATTCGCCTGATTCTGTAAATCTGCAATTATCTTTCTTGTTGCCTCATCCATACTATATAAATAGTTACGATGAAGATTTTTCTAACTCAATTATCTTATTAATGTAGTACCTTCTAAGATATATTGGCATCTCTAAAATATCTCTGTGTGTAAACCCTTTTTTAAGAAGATAAAGGGTTTCAGTATACTGCGCAGACTTATAGTCCGTAGAAAGGGCGAAAAAAGTCAACCCCAAAGTCGATAGTAAAGTTGACTTTTTCTCCTGATGGGGCTATAACTGTTTGTGTCAGATCGACACCGGGTTTATTTTGGGTAACAAACTTCCTAAAGTTTTGAGAGTCTGCAATTGGCATTGTCTCTATAAAATTCCTAATATTCATAGGATCTTTATTTCCTTTTACAGATTTGATTAATTTTTCTAATCGTTTTGTTACAATTGGGGCTGAACCAATACCATTCCAACTAACAGATATATCGTCAATTTCTTTTTCTTCTTTTTCACTCAGAAAATTCCACGTGATATCTACTTTACTTTTTTCCATGTAGTAAGGATATTCACCATTACTGTCTTTTTCTAAAGTAAAATCTTTATACGTTAATTCTGATAAATCAATTGTATATTCAAACTCCTCATCTGTTTTTGGATCTCTAATTTTGACATTTAGTTCTGAACCAAACGCCGTGTTTCTCAAAAATATCAATACCGCTTGTTTGTCAGACATAACCAAATCTTCAACCTCAATATCTTTGGTAAGGATTTTTCTCTTCAGTAATTCATCTATTACTGTTCCTGTCGCAACTAAGTTGGGTGAAGAAAGAATATTCTCATCAGCGGCGGTCAAATATGCAACCTTTACTGATTTAGTCCCATTTGGGTATAAAATACCTCTACTTGGTAACTCCACAACATCATACGCTATCGTTGGGTCTATTCTATGTTCTTGGTTATTTTCCATACTGTTAAAACTTACATATTAAATATCAAAAAGTAAAGTTTCTTTTTAAAATAAAAAAAGGGACCCTTTTGAGGTCCCTTATAAATATTTGACAGATTTTTTTATTAGTAAACTTGGATACATCTATCCATTCTCAATGTACAGTCGATTGTCGCTAAAGCGTCGTTGTTATAATCTAACTCGTTGAAGTTTAAGTCGGTAATGAAAGTACCTTGGAGAATCCATTTCTCTACTACAACACCTGTTGGATCTAACATTTCTAATTCAATGTCTTTCTTATAACCCGCAGCGTAACCCATTCTACCTGTTACTGATTCTGCGTGTAGTCTGAACCACTCCATCAACGCTTGTGATGCTGAAGGTCCAATTGGGTCTTTAAACTTAACCCTTAACTCATTCCAAACGAATCTACCTGCAACATAAGTTGAAGTATTTAAGAAAGGAATTTCTACTGAGTTGATTTTTGCACTCGGTCTCGCTGCCGAAGTAACATACCATTCGTTGATACCCAAAGAAGAAGGAAATCTAACGATAAATCGGTTAACCCGTTTCGGTTCGTAAGGAACCGGCATTTTCATTAATAAATCTGCCATGTCTATATAATTGTTTTCTTTTTATTGTTTTACTATAAATATATCTTTTATCGAAATATTTTTTCTTTTATGTGGAAAGTTACTTGACTTTGTCATTTATTTTCCTTATTTTTTAATTACCCAGTAATAACTAGTAAATAATAATAGATAATAATTTAACTAGTATTAATAATAACCAGTATATACTGGGGTCATCTCAATTTTTACTTTGGAAAGGGAGGAACTCACGTTCCTCCTTTTTCCTTTTATTATCCTATTAGATATTCTCGAATGATGCTCCTGTTGGAGTTATCAAGAATTCTACATCAATGAATTCAAGTGATCTAGTTGGTTTGATATAAATCTTACCTCTTAGTGTATTAGCGTCAATGTCCTCAGGGTCATTTGATACTACCACTCTAAATTCATATAATCCTCTTTCTTTCTTAATTGACTCAAGTATTGGATTAACTAATCTTAAGAATTCATTTCTTACTTGTTCATCATTTTGTTCAAATAACAATCTGACTGCCACCGCTGAAATAAGTTTTCTTGCTCTTAGTAATAATCGTCTTACGTTGATTCTATCAAGTGCTGATTCTCTAACTTGTAATGTTTTGTTACCCCAAATGATAGTTCCCGTATCTGAGAATGTTGCTATTGGGTTAATTCTTGCTTTATACAAGTCATCTCTATTATCCAAAGTTAATTTTCTTTTCGCTTTGATTGCGTTCACCAAACCTCTTTGGTAACCTGCAACTGCGAACCAAGGATAAGATACATTATCAGTCAATGCAATATTTTTAACAACCTCACCTGTTGGTGGAATGTATAATTGTGTCGCATTGTCCCCGTCTCTTACTTGAATCCATGGCCAATATGTTGCCGTATAGTTAGTATCTAAATCAACAGTATCCAACTGGTCGATAATTTCGTCTACATTATCTGTGTTAGGTGCGTTTACAATATAAAGTGAATCCGCTCTATCACCTTCAATCATGTCGATTGCCTGATTAGTTAATGAACTGTGATTATAGAAATCAATACCTGGTGTTGCAAAAATGTTAATATCTACTGACTCAGGATTAGAGAATGTCTCTATCGCTGTTAAGTATGCGTAGTAGTCGGAATTACCAACTGAAGAACTAAATACACCACCATTGGTAGTGTGACCAGTTACATAAGTATTCTTTCCAAAGATATACCCGTCACTATTAGTTCTTGTTCCTCTATAGATATCCCATCCATCAAATCCACCACATACTGCGAATGTGAACTTTCTAAATGATTTACTGTCTAACTTACCTTTGTTAGAACCTTCTAAATCATAAGGAGTTGTTTTATACCCTGTAGGTGCGTTACTAGATAAATGGAATCCGTGAGATGTTTGAGACGCTGTTGCTCCTTTATAGTGGAATAAATCAGCATCGAATCCAACTTGTGAAGATAAACCTAAACTTACTTTTCTTACTTTATCACCATTTGTTAGTTCCGCATCACCACCCGCGTTGTAACCGATTACGTCACCTGCGTCATAGTATTGTGTTTTATATAATACATTACCAATTTTACTTGTACCTAATAGGTCTGAAGTAAACCCTTTAAAACCTGCAGGGAATGCATCTATAGGGTGATCTTCAGCCATAACTAACATTATGAACTTAGATCTTAATTCATATTCACCATCTGAAGTACCGATTTTCTTAGCGATATATCCAGGTAAATCAGGATTCATAGAACATCTTGAGAATTTTTCTAAAACTGAAATGTTATCATCACTATCATTAAAGTCTCTGATAATCATATCAAATTCTCCTGTTTCAATATCAATGTTTTGAATTTGAATTTTGACTTGATTATTAGCCGCGTCTCCATCTGAAATACTAACTACTGAGAATAAATCTGACACTGCACCACCTCTAACCTCAGATACTACTGTTGGAGAAGCTGGTGTATCCCATTGATTTAAGAAGTCATTACCAACACTGTGGTCAACTAATGTAGTATTCAAACCTCTTACTAAACCTAAACTATATAAAGATTTAAGTAACTTAGGATACTCTTCGAATACATATACAGGGAAATCACCTTTTTTCTTATCAAAGACCTCACCACCTAATACTTTAGTTATATATTTTGTAGATGTTGTGTCCATAGAACAAGTAAATGTCTTAGATCCACTTGTTGCCCCGTTTACAGATAATGTAAATTCACCAAGTGGGTCACTAGATAGTTCTGTAGAACTTAAAGCGATAGTTGAAGGAGAAGGTGCCCCCGTAACTTCAAGACCTAAAACTTCACCATCATAAGAACCTCTTGATCTTAATGCCAAGATGATTATATCATCATAGTCCGTATTTACTGATGCACTATACTCATACTGAGATATTGTCCACCCTGATGCAGCACCGTCATATACAAATAGGTATGAATAAACACCATCAATTACACCTAAACCATTTTCTTTAAAATAGACGTTATACCAATTATTCTGAATATTTGATCCAATTGGTCCTGTTACTTCCAAAGTAGAAGTTAATGATGCGGTTTCATTAGCGTCTACATATCCCATTGTAAACCATGTACCGTTTGATACACTGATACCACTAATAAAGTCGGGAACTGAATCACCAGTTGTTGCTGTTTTACCTGTAAGATCATTTATAAAAGATGAGTTACCAATATTTGTTGTATCACCACTTAATGTTTCAGTAATACCTGTAACTAAATTACTTGTATTAACAGTGATACCACCTAATGTTTTTATCCCGTATGTTTTTACTGGCTTGTAACCTGTAAGACCTAAAACCCTTGTTACGAAAAGTTGATTTGATTCTTGCAAATATGACTTTGCCACGTAACCTAATTCATATTTAGGATTACCGTCAGAATACTTCGCGGGGGAAGAACTCCCGAAGTACGTTTTAAATTCATCAAAATTTCTTATTAAAATAGGTTCAAATGCCGGTCCTTGTAATGTTTCGCCCGCAAGTCCTAATGTAGTCACTCCCACACTTTGAGCCACAAATGTTAGATCCTTCTCTGAAGTATAAACTCCTGGAGAAACGAATACTCTGTTTGAATTTGCCATCGATTGATTTAATTATTATTTTTTATTGTTTTACTATAAATATCTTAGTTTTTAGTAAAGATTTCCCGAGTTTTTTATTTTAGGATATTAAAATATCTTTTTTTATCTATATTTATCTTTATGAGTGTTAGAAAGACAAAAAACCTTAAAATCAGTGAAAAACATCACAATCAACTAAAAAGATACTGTGATGAGAATGGATACAAACTTTATAAAGTTGTAGAAATTTGGATAGAAAAACACTGTAGTGATAGAAAAAGAGACCTTTACGGGGAATAGTTAGAATAGGTAAGTAATACCAATTCTCGCCCCAACTCTCGGAGCACCTTTCAGAGTAAATTGTGTACCTCCCGAAACTTCAAAGTCATCTGTTTCTTCTTGGAGTAGACCATTAATATCTAAACTAATAACACTATCAATTGTGTTAAGAGTATTAAAAGATAAACTACCACCATCATAACTGAAGTACTCTGTTCCAACTTGTCTAACATTACCCTCGGAGTCAACAAAAACACTTGACCTTCCTTGATAATAAGTGATTGTAACAACAGAACCTTCCCGTGGAGGTTCTACGAATGTGATTTTTGAAGTTAAAGAAACGTGATAAAAATCTTCGTCTCTTTCCTGAACAAGACCATTAATTGATACATTAAATAAAATACCAATAGTTTCACCCACACTAAAAACTGTTTGTAGACCATCTGCAGTAAAAGATGCAACAGATATTTCTAAATTTTTAGTTAGGTATTTCTTTTCAAAGTTATTACTCTCTATAAACTCATTCATCAAAAATAGACGACTTACTGCGGGTTTTACTTCGAATTCTTGATCGTCAATTAAAAACCCTAAGAGTGTGAATTTATAGTTTTGAATGTAAAATCTACGAGAATCTAATTCAACAGGTGTATTATCTTCTATAGTGTCTAAAACAATAGGGACATAGTGACCCTTTACTGTTGTGTAAGCTTGACGTGAAGAGAATTTTTGTAGAACAATTTGATTGAATTTATTCAGATCTCTAAATTTTGTACATATAATGTTAATCTCATAAGTAATATCAACAGGAACTGGTTGAGGTATTCTGTATATATCAGCACCCATCTGTGTCCCATTCCAAGTAGGAACTGTCGCATAATGGAATTGTTGTCTATCAGGTATTGTTCTCTGTAAACTCGGGTTGGTACCAGGTTGTACATCGGGTTTTCTTATAACCGCAATAAATGGTAATTTAGGGTTACCATCCAAATCTGAAAAGTCCCATGTGTTTGTAAACTCACCCCATCTTTGTATAGTTAGAATTTTTGGTATAACAGGAACTTGTTCACCATCAGATACAATGTTAAAATTCTTTTTAACAAAGTCTAACATACCTAAATCTAAATCATCGTGTAAGACCGAATCGGGGAGAAACGAATCCCCCTCAGTTATTTTATCCAATAACTCCTGTCTTCTGTCTACCAATTGTTTTCCTTGGTAAACACTAATGTTATTTTTCTTCTTAGGATAACCCATTAGACACCTCTAAATTCTACTTCCTGTGCAGGAACACAAGTTATTGTTCGGTAATATGGTTTAAAACCAAACATATTATGTTTATTGTCGGAGGTAACCTTACCATCATTACTGACCGTATAGTATCTCACCTTTTCTTCTGTTTCGGCATACCCAATAAAATCACCATATTTTATATCAATCTTTAAATCTTTTAAATGTTGTATATAAACAGATAACACTAAGTTACCAGGTTCCAAATACCTAACCATCCCATTTTTATAAGAATTGTTTTTTGGTTCTTCTACTTTAACTAATGCATTAAATTCAATAGGGGGATAAAATTTAATTTGATCCCTACCCACTTCAGCATAAACGGCATCTGTATCGGTACTTTCCGTATCAACCCGATAAAGAACTAATTTCATATTTAAGTCCCCATGTAGATATTCTTGACCTATTTGTACGTTAAGATCAAAATCATCATTAGAGAAGAACTTATTAATTCTTGTAATTGGAACTTTATTACTCATATACATAAATAGTTTAAAAATTAGTTTGAATTCTTTATATTTAAGTAAATGTATGGGGAAAGTTATACCTGAAATAGAAGCGAGAGAGATTATAACAGGATATACGGGTTACAATAACCAAATTCTTGAATGGAAGAGTAGATTTGAAAAAGGGAAAAATTTCACATTAACTCGACCACAGTCCGAATATGTTATAAAATATTCGACAACAGAACCAAAAGTCGCTAGAAAATATATTCAAATAGCGAAACATTTTGGTACAAAACTTCAAGAAGATAGATTATTAATGAAACCCGTAGATCAAATTTGGGTTGAAAAACTTCTTTGTGAAAGTGATAAGGCGTACCACATATGGGGTAACATCACAAAGGAGATGAAACCAGTTGCAATGTGGGTACCAAAAGCATCCATCATACAGGAAGAAAAAACTTTAGACAGGGAAGTTGATTATTCTCCCTATTCCAAAAGACCTCCAATGTCACATCAAAAAGAGGCAATCGAAAAACTCTTGGCGAATGATCGTTTTATATTGGCGGATGATATGGGTCTTGGAAAAACAACAAGTACCGTTATTGCATCCATAGAAAGTAAGGCAAAGAAAGTATTAATTGTCTGTCCCGCATCTTTAAAGATTAATTGGAAAAGGGAAATAGAATTTTATTCTGAAGACCACGTATTAATTGTGGAAGGGAAGAAGTGGGGATCAACATTCAAATATTATATAATCAACTACGATATACTTAAAAACTTTCATACAACCGAAAAGACTGAAGAAAGTGAGGCATATCAAATTATAATGAACGAAGGATTTGACTTGGCTATTGTTGATGAAGCACATTATATCTCAAATAGTCAAGCACAACGAACTAAACTCTTAAATGATATCTTACTTAAGATACCGAAGGTTTGGCTCCTTACAGGTACTCCTATGACTTCGAGACCCATAAATTATTATAACTTACTTAAGATTGTTAATTCACCACTAACACTTAATTGGAAAAGTTATGTGATGAGATATTGTAAAGGATATCAATTTAGGGTTGGTGGACGAAAGGTGTGGAATACAAGTGGTGCAAGTAATTTAGATGAATTAAGAGAACAAACAAAGGCGGTAGTACTAAGAAGACTTAAAACAGATGTCTTAGACTTACCTGAAAAAATAATATCCCCGATTTGGTTAGAATTAAAAAACTCATTTTATGACGATGAATTAACTGAATTTTTAAGGATAAGTGAAGAGAATAAACAGAAAGAAAGTATAACAGTAACCCTTAACAGGTTAATGAAACTACGTCAACTCATTGCCATCGAGAAAGTAGAACATACCTGTGAACTTATTGATAAAGTTTTAGAACAGGGTAAAAAGGTTATTGTCTTCAC